GGGGCGCACTGAAAGCCCATGCGCAAGAGTACGTGGTGCAGTATATCCGCACAGGAAACCAGATAACGGCCTATGAGACAAGCGGTTACGTCGAAGAAAACCACGGAATCGATAGAGGCCGATTAGGTCAGAGAGCCAACAGAGTCTTCCACGGAGCGCGAGTTCAAAGGGCTCTGCTTGAATACAGGCACCATCAGGATGACCTGGATCGACTGCGTGAGGATAGTCGGATAGACTGGCTCCGGAAAGAACACGAACGCCTCATGGAGGCTGCTGAAGGGGCTGGAGACCTGGCTGTAGCCACCAGGAACCTTGAACTGATAGGTAGGATGGAAGGGGCGTACACGGACGTCATGCGTGCTGACGTGGCTGCACGGAGGGAACTGAGTGCGGCAGAGCAGGACGAGGCCAGACGGTTGGCGAGTATCCGGCTGGGGGTAGAGGTGGAAGGTGCTGGCGTGTTGCCCGGTGTGTCGTCTGAGGTTCCTGCCGTGGTGGACGGTGTAGATCAACAGGAGATAGACGCTGCCGTGTCTGCTGTGTTGGGAGATGAGGTAGATGCCGGTGAACGTGCCCGTTTACGTCAGGCTGTGGGTCCGTTCGGGGAGAAACGTGAGCCTGTGTCCGTTTGAGGCTGTTGTTGTGCTGTTGTCCCCTGTTATCGTGCCGTTGACCTTCGGTCGTTGTTGTCGTGGTTGTTGTTGTCGTGGTTGTTGTTTTACGAGGGGCCTAAAACCCCCCGAGGGGGGGGTGGCAAGTTGTATACCCGTCCCCTCTTTTGTTTATCGGGTTTTGGAACGCATTAACCAACCTGCATATGGCAGGTGGAAGGGACGGGGCGGGGCATGAAACTGGGTAACGTCAAGACATCGGACATCCGAAACGCCCTCCGCGTCGTAGAGGCCGCTCTCGGGTCGACGTCGGTGGAGGCGTGTATTTACCGGCGTGAACTGGCGCGTCGGGAATTGGGTCCACAAGCGGAGTCAACCATGGACAGGCGGTGTGCGACGTGCCGCTTCTGGTATGACAACCGCACCAAGCATGAGCCCCAGTGTGACGGGTTCTGCCAGCGTTATCCCGCGATCGTACAGAAGGGGCCGGACGAATGGTGCGGCGAGTGGCAGGCCGCTGAGAAGGAGCCCCTGATGGACGAAAGGAGCCCCTGATGGCGTCTGCCTTCGTGCCAAGCGAGTTCTGGCTGCAAGACGAGTGGTTTGCGGTCAGCCATGCCCGCAAGGTGACGGTGGCGTTCGAGTCGTGGTGGGTTGGGTTCTACGGCACCCCGGACGATTATACCTCCGCCGCCGACGAACAGCACGAATACTTTGTGCGTGCGGCGTTTGCCCTGATGGGATGGACTGCGGCGCTTGGGCAGGCCGCTGACGTCGAAAGGAGCCCCTGATGAAGGACTTTTGGGCGGTTCTGGCTGGTTTACGTCGTGGCAGTCGTCGTCGGGGGTTATACGGCGCCGAGGAGGAGGAGGATCGTCCGTGGTACAGTTTTCTGCCTCCTGGTGCGGAGCGTGAGGCTGCGGGTGCTCGTTCGGTTTACGACCCTGCGACGGCTGGTGCGCGTGCCGGCGAGAGGGTACGCAGTGGTCGCGGGATTTTGGGGGTACGCCCTGATGCTGGTCCGAGTCCTCGGATTCTCGGTTCAGACCGCCGTAAACCCATGATGCCGGCCCAGAGTCATGCTGTGGAATCGTCCACTCGTGAGTCGTACCAGACGTCGGCCGGTCGGACGCCTGGCCTCTTTCAGCATCGTGGGGTGTATTACGGCGAGGAGAGTCTGGGTAAACCGATGGGGTTGTGGGTTCCGCTCACGGCGACGGAGGTGGAGGCTCGTCGGGGGTTACATGAGGGCGAGGAGAAGAAACGGCGTCGGAAGGCGAAGAAGTCGCGGGAAACGGACCTGGCCGGGGAGACGCGAATCTGATGGCCTCAAAGACCAAGAAGACGCGGCAACTGGTAGAGGCGATCAAAGAGATAATCGTCCGCGCGCACCTGGCGGGGAAGTGCGACGCGGAAGGGCGGTCGCTGCCGGCGGCCCCGGCCCCGCGCCGACTTGCGCCACAGTTTGTGCTCGTCAACGTCAGCAAGGGCCTGTTTCTCGGGGCCATGCACCCAGATACGAGTTCCCACGACGTGTATGGCCTGACGGACGCCGAGTACCGGCTGTTACGCGACGAGGCCACGCGGCGGCAACAGCCGGTGCCTCCGAAAATCGACATGATGACCGATAACTGGGCGAGGCGCTGGATTTGCGAGCGACATCACTGGCGTCCCCGAGAACTGTACGCCTTGCAGGACGTCACCATCAGGTTCTACCGAGAGGAAGCGGCCCCGAGCGACGGACACCCGGTACGCTATATTGCGAGAGCAGAGGACCAGCAGGAGTGGGACATTACCCCGGCAGACGCGGCGTGTCGGCTCCTGAAGACGCTACTGGCCGAAAACAAGCACCCGGCCGTGGAGACGAAACCCTGATGGCCTCCAAGACCAAGAAGATGCGGCAGAACGAAGAGGCGGCCAAGCAGGAAATCGTCCGCGCCTACCGGGCGGGGAAATGCGACGCCGACGGCCGACCCATCCCGAAAGAGAAGTGGGGAATGGCCGGGAAAGGGTGTCATTTCCGGCCGCCCATTGACCGCAAACAGTACCGCAGAGAGTATCGGAAGATCTTCGGGCACGACTGAGGAGGGTAACGATGACGGACCTGCAACAGCAGATTCACGAGGCGCACGAGGAAATGGCCAAGGTGGCCAAGGACCACGCCGACGGGGGCACCCTGTTGACGATGGAACCCCATATCCGGCGACTGATCCGGAACCAGGTGCGGATTCTGGCCGTGCTGGATGCCCCGGAACCGCCGGAACCGGCCGTCGACCCGCAGAGGCTCTTGCGCTGGATGAACTTCTGGGACGAGCACGGGGCCGGTCTCGTCGCCCTGTTGAACAAGCAGCCGCAGAAGAAGGGCGGTCGGCCCGCCGGGGTGCCGCCCGCGAAACCTAAGGAGCCCCAATCGTGACACAGGTAGCCGTGCCGGAAGCCGCGACGGGTTCGTTTCAGACCGACCCGGAAGCCGAACGCATCATCCAACTCCGCAACCGCGAACAGCGGGCGCAGGAGAACTTCCGGACCCTGTGGCAAGACACGGCCGACCTCATCTTCCCCCGCGAAAATCAGATCACCAGCCGCGAACTGCCGGGCACGCACAAGGCCCTTCGCGTGTACGACACGACGGCCATCCGCGATTCCCAGGAAATGGCCAGCGGACTCTCGGGGGCCATCATCCCGACCGGCGGCCCGTTCTTCGGGCTGAAGGTCAGCGAAAGGGCGCTCGCCGGCCGCGACGACGTGCAGCGGTATCTGCATGAAGCCGCCGAAATCGCCCATGAGGAACTGTTCGAGTCCAACTTCGTCCTGCAACTGAACGAGACGTTGCGGAGCCTCGTCGTCTTCGGCACCGGAAACCTCTACACCGAATGGAACCGAAAGGCCGGCCGGCTCAACTTCAAGGACTACGACATCGGGACGTACCAGATGCTTGAAGACGCCCGGGGCCAGGTCGATACCGTCATCCTGACCATCCACATGACGTACCGGCAGGCGGTCCAGGAGTTCGGTGTCGAGAACCTGAGCCAGGGGTTGCAGAAGGCGGCCGAGGCGGCCGAGAAAGGCGCGTCCGTCGCCAAGTCGTTCGAGTTCATCCACATCGTCCGGCCGCGGACAGACCGAAAGCCGCAGTTCCGCGATGCCCGCAACATGCCGTTCGAGTCCGTGTTCGTCGAGGTCAAGGGGAAGAAGGTCGTCAAGGAAGGCGGATTCGAGGAGTTCCCCTTCGCGGTGGCCCGGTGGATGAAGTCGTCCGGCGAGAAGTACGGCCGCGGGCAGGGTACGGAGGTCTTGCCGGACGTCCGCGTTCTCCAGACCGTGAAGAAAGACCTGCTCGAATGCGGGAACAAACACAACAACCCGCCGCTGGAGGTGCTGGACACCTACGAAGGGACCGCCAACGTCTCGCCGGGGGCACTGAACTACGTCCAGCAGTTGGGGTCGTTGAAGGCCATCGACCGCGGGACGCTCGGCAACTTCCCCATCACGCAAGAGGTGTTGCAGGAACAGCGGAACATCGTCCACGAGGCGTTTTACCGCGACCTGTGGCGACAACTGGCCGACCTGACGCACCGGCAAACGACCGTCGAGGTCCGGGCGCGGTTGCGGGAAGGGTTACGCCGGATGGCGAGTCCGGCCGCCCGGATTCACAGCGAACTCTTGAAAACCGTGTTGAGCCGGACGGTGTTACTGCTCATCCGCAACGGCCGCATTCCGCCGCCGCCGGAAGACGTGCAGGGCGCCCAATTCGGTATCGAGTACGTCGGCGAACTGGCGTTGGCCCTTCAGGAACAGCAGGCCGACGGGTTCACTCGGTTGGCGGAGTTTGTGGCGAACGCGAGCGAAGCGTTTCCCGGCGTCACGGACAACATCAACGCGGACCGGGCCGTCCGGCGTCTGGGTCGCCGGTGGGGCGTCCACACGGACGACCTGGCGACCGAAGAGGAAGTCGCCCAGAAACGGCAAGCCCGGGAAGAGGCCGCCCGCGAAGCGGAAGCCCGCGAGACGGCCGAAGCCGCCGCGAAGGC